ATATTGGGGATCAGTTCAGTCTGGAACATCTTCTTTTCAAAGAAAGGAAATGTAGATCCTGTAGTAAAGTTAAAAATTTAATTGAAGATTTCTATATGACACGTAAACAAAAGAGAGGTTTACCGTCAGCGTATTCATATGAATGTAAGGACTGTACAATTAAAAGAATAGTAGAAAAGAGAAGAACAAAAAGGAAAGTGATAGAAGGTAACTATCCAGACTGGTAGGTTGTTCATGCGTTGTTTCCCCTCTTGAGACATCAGAAATTCTAAATACTTTTAGATAAAATTGATATCTAAGAGGTAAAAATACATGGCAAGTCAAGTCTCGCCTGGTGTTGTTATTAAAGAACGTGATCTGTCCAATGCTGTTGTAGTAGGTAGTAGCTCTCTAGTTGGTGCTATTGCCAGTTCATTCCGCAAAGGACCTGTAGGCAAAATTACAAAAATTGGTTCTGAGAGAGAACTAATCGATACATTCGGTGCACCAGTTGAGGCTAACGCTGGAGATTGGTTAGTAGCATCTGAGTTCCTCCGTTACGGTGGTCAACTTGCAGTTGTTCGTGCAGCAACTGATGTTAAAAACGCAACTTTAGATGGTAGTGCAGTTCTTATCGGTGATAAGGCTTCATTCGATGCTGGTGTTGGTAGCGGTGAAAAGTTCGCTGCTAGAGATGCAGGAACAGACGGTAACAATCTTCGTGTTGTTATAGTTGACCGTGGTGCTGATTGGACTGTAACCAAAACTGGTCACAGTATTTCAGTTGGTGGTAACTATAGTGATGCAAACGGTGTAACCCATGAAGTTGTAGAAGTTGTTGACGCTAACACTATTAGAGTTATTCAAGGAACTGGATCTCCTGTAGCAGATACTGGAGAAACAGTCACAGCATTCACAAATTCTAACTGGAATGCACAAGCAATCGGATCAACAGGTTTAACTTTTAAAGCAATCGGTCCTCGTCCTGGCACTAGCGCATATGCATCTGAAAGATATCTTTCATATGACGAAGTGCACGTTGCAGTCATTGACGAGACAACTAATACAGTTGTTGAAAGATTAACATATCTTTCTAAACTATCTGATGGCAAGACACCTGAGGGTGGTGCAAACTATTGGAAGGATGCAGTTAATGAGTATTCTAACTACATCTACGCAGGTTCCGCATTAACATCTGCTGAAACATCAACCGCTGGTGAAGATCCTGGCGCTGCTGCTTCAAGTTATGGTGCTACTGAAGGTGCTCCATTAATTATGGCAAGAATTTTAGTTTCAGCAGGTGGTTCTCTATCTGGTGGTACTGATGACTACGCATATACTGCTGGAGAAATTCAAGCAGGTTATGATCTATTCTTAGATACAGAAGAAACAACAGTTGACTTCGTTCTTATGGGTGGAGACGGTGCTAACGAATCTGATACTCGCGCTAAAGCAGGTTATGTTGCTTCTATAGCAAACAGTAGAAAAGATTGTATTGCATTTATTTCTCCTTGGACTGGTGATCAAGTTGCTACATCTGGTGGTGTTGCATTAACTCCAGCAGCACAACTTGCAAACACCATTGAGTTTTTTGATACAGTTGCATCTAGTTCTTATGTTGTTAAGGATAGTGGTGTTAAGTATACATACGACCGTTTCAACGATAAGTATCGTTACATCGGTACAAATGGTGATATCGCTGGTCTTTGTGTTTCAACTTCTTCAATCCTCGATGATTGGTTCTCACCTGCAGGTAATGCACGTGGTGGACTTCAGAATGTTGTGAAACTTGCTTTCAATCCTAACAAAGCAGCACGTGACGATCTTTACAGTAATGCGATCAACCCAGTTGTTGCATTTCCTGGTTCAGGTCCTGTGCTATTTGGTGACAAGACTGCACTTGCTTCACCTTCCGCGTTTGACAGAATTAACGTTCGTCGTTTATTCCTCAACGTTGAAAAAAGAGCAAAGGGACTTGCTGAAGCAGTTCTATTTGAGCAGAACGATACAACAACTCGCGCTGGTTTTGCAGCTTCTATGGGTTCATACCTTGCAGAAGTTCAAGCACGCAGAGGTGTTACAGACTTCTTAGTTGTTTGCGATGATTCAAACAACACACCAGAAGTTATTGACAGAAACGAGTTCGTTGCTGAACTTTATCTCAAACCAACTCGTGCTATCAACTTCGTAACAGTTACTGTAACTGCTACAAGAACTGGTGTTTCATTCAGTGAAGTTGTAGGTAGATAATTATTAACAAACGAGGTAAAAAACAATGGCAACAAACAACGTAAGTACATTTCTCCAAACTATTGGACAAGGTGTTAAACCTAATATGTTCTTGGTTGATATTGTCTTCCCAGATTCTATCAGCCTACAAACTGAGGACAAGCAACTTACAGATATTCTTTGTAAGTCTGCTGCCCTACCAGGTTCTAACCTAGGTGTAATTGAAGTACCTTTCAGAGGTAGAACAGTCAAGATCGCAGGTGATCGTACCTTCGATACATGGTCTGCAACCTTCTTTAATGATAAGGATTTCAAACTCCGTTCATTCTTTGAACAGTGGGCAAACAGTATCAACACTCACGAGGGCAACACTGCTCCTTTATTCACTCCATCTTCTACTACTGGTTACATGGCATCTCTTGCTGTGCATCAATTAGAGAAAGATGCTAGTGTGGGTGGTTCTAAACTTAGAACATATAACTTGGTACACTGTTTCCCAACTAACATTTCTCCTATCGATCTTGCTTATGATAGCAATGATCAGATTGAAGAATTCACAGTTGAATGGCAGTATTCATACTTCACAGCACAGCCTGGAGACAAACCTGGCGTTTCGGCAGTTCCAGTAGTTTAATAAATAGTTAAACGCTCAACTATTAAACTATAATTATGAGTCAATTATTTGGCTTCCAGATAAACAGAAAGGCGGGACAGAGAGGTCAATCTCCTGTCCCTCCAGCTGCTGATGAACCCATAGCAGTCGCTGCTGGTGGGTACTATGGAACTTATGTGGATACGGATAATCAAGCTCGAAATGAGTTTGAGATGATCCGTCGTTATCGTGACATGGCAATTCATCCTGAGGTGGATAGCGCAGTTGATGAAGTTGTTAACGAGTTTATCGTTAGTGATGCACACGATACACCAGTAGAAATCAACTTAGATAACTTACAAGTTGGTGCAGGTATTAGAAATAGAATTCGTAATGAGTTTGAGTATATCAAACGTCTGATGAATTTTGACAATCGTGCACATGAGATTGTCAGAACTTGGTATATTGATGGAAGATTATTTTATCATAAGGTCATTGACCTAGACAATCCAAAGAAAGGTATTACGGAACTTCGCTACATTGATCCTATGAAGATCAAGAAAGTTCGTCAAAAAATAGATAATAAACCAAAAGATTCTCTTGCACGTCAAGCAATTAAAGGAACCGCACTTGAATATGAGTATGGTACATTTGTTGATTATTATCTTTATAATCCAAAAGGTTTTTATAAAGGTGGTGTTTTAGGACCTATAGGTGACATGTCACTTTCACAAGGTGTGAAGATGGCAACCGACAGTATTACATTCTGTCCATCTGGTTTGCAAGATCTTAATAAAAGAATGACACTTGGTTTCTTACACAAAGCAATCAAGTCACTCAACCAACTTAGAATGATTGAGGATGCTCTTGTTATCTACAGACTTTCTCGTGCACCAGAAAGAAGAATATTTTACATTGATGTAGGTAACTTACCTAAGGTAAAAGCGGAACAGTATCTTCGTGATGTCATGTCTCGTTATAGAAATAAGTTAGTATACGATGCTAACACAGGAGAGATGAGAGATGATAAAAAGCATATGAGTATGCTCGAAGACTTCTGGTTACCACGTAGAGAAGGTGGACGCGGAACTGAGATTACTACATTGCCAGGCGGTCAGAACCTAGGTGAGTTAAAGGATGTTGAGTATTTCAAAAAGAAATTATACAACAGTTTGAACTTACCTCCATCTCGTCTTACAG